AAGCCTGTCTTTTAGACGGGCATCGCGCTCACGAATGCTCTTATATAGATATTCTGCTAAGTGTAGTGCATCCATACCACATATAGTATAAAACTATACGGGAATTACAAGTATAAATACCAGAAAATCAGAAAATACCTTGGAATCTCTGGGGTTTTGCTATTTTACTAAATCTACTTAGACTTTTTGGCTGTTGTTTTTTTCTTTGGAGCAGCTTTCTTTTTGGCTTTTGGCTTTTTAGTCCACGCTTCGTTTTCGGGAGTGGCTGGGTCATCTGCAACAAAGTGTCCATTTTCATTCCTCGCCCTCACTTCTTCAACAACAACTTCAACAACTTGAACAACAGGCTCAACTACGACTGATGAACGCTTTGCTGCACGAATTTGTTCAACCATCTTATCTCTTACTGATCCCATTTCATTATCCTTTTTTGTTAGAATTTAGAGCCGCAATATCTCGCTGTGTTTGAATACGATCTTCTGCAATTCTAGTTTTGTCGGCTAACGCCGCTTCTGAAACGTCAATCCGCTGTTGCGCAGTCAGAACGTCATTACGCTCTTTCTCACGGTCAAGCTCCTGCTTCGCTTCAAATTCAGTTTGCTTACGCTGTAAGTCAGCAGCTTTTAATTGAAGCTCCTGATTTCGAATATCTACAAGTGGATCGGATTGTGGTGGTGGAGCTACAGCTTGCGCTAGTTGCTCTGTCATTTCAGAAATGATCTCAGCAGCACGCGCATCTATCTGCGGCTTAAACTGCATCATAGGATCAGCAGGAGGCTGACCGGGCTGTGGAGGCGTCATCTGAGCTTGTTGCTGCATCATCTGCATTTGCTCTGGCGGTATCTGAGACATAATCTCCTGTTGCGCCTGTGCCTCTCCCATTAACCCAATGTGCTCTTGAATATGACCCTGCAAAGCCATAATAGCCTGCGGATTAAGCCCCATAGCAGGCGTAGACATTACAGCCATGTGCGTTTCTATGTGCGCCTGATGCTCTTGCTCTGGGAACGCCTGCAATGGAGCGCCCATCAACGCATTCTGGTTCTCCTTCGCAGGATTAGCTGGAGGAGGAGGTGGAGGAGGTGGAGGCAGGATAGCATCAATGTTATTAACGCCTAACGCCTCATACATTTTACGATACGCTTGATACAAACCTTGCGGCCCACCATGAATTTGCGGATTGGATTGAACCAATTGCAACTCAGTTTGAGCTAAGGCAATCCTTTGAGACATGGAAAAGATGTTTGGGTCTGAAACAGGTAAAACATCAATCTGAGGCGCAAAGTCTTGCACAAAGATTTCTGGACCCATTTGCATATCAGCAGCGTAAGGATAAGCTTGAATGGTTTCAGAGAATATCTTGGAAAGCAACTTAAACTCAATCTTCTGAGAATAATGCAGCCGCTTGTGTATCGCAGACATAACCTTTGTGCCGCGTTCCATAATAGCCATAGTGGTGCCAACAGGCGTGTCACCGCTCATCTCACCAACCTTCATGTCAGCCATAGATGCGAACCTACGTCCAGCGTCTACAAGCGTTCCTAGAAGGTTATAAAGCGTCCCTGAAGGCTCCTTGAACGGGAGGGGCATCAACGAGCCTTGCAGGGTGCCTCCAACCACATCAATATCGCGGAACTCGCCCGGTTGAAGGGGAGTATCTTCTTCACGAATACGAGCGCCACGGGCTTTAAAGCCTGCTGGTAAGTTGGAGAGCGTGCCTGCATCAATCAATTGACGCAAAATAGATGTTGAAGCCTGTGCCAAACCGCCAATCATGTGCGTTAGCCCCAAGCCATAAAAACCCAGACCCGGCAAAAACTTGTAATGCACGAAGTATTGCTTCGCACGCTTCATAGGGTCAATTTCTTGATAATTGCGCCTTACCGACAAAACTTCATTGCTGTCAGCAATCACAGTCACGATATAGGGTAAACGTAAGCCAGTAGGCTCACCATCTACGCCCATATCCTCAAAACCTTCAATATCTAAAGCCGCATGCACTTCGTAAAGCGTTAACTCTTCAGATGAGCCGCTAGGATGAATGCCCTGAACATCATCAATAGACTCTTCAATTTCATCCATTCCTGATGTGTCACCCTCAGAGTAGTCTGGCAAATCAACATCACGATAAAATCCCGCAAGCTGCAATTTGCGAATCTCGTTAGAATCCATCGCAATACGATGCGTAATCCTTGGAGATGATAACAAATCACTAGCGCCATAAGGCACAATCATATCTTCCGCATGAATAAACCTACTGACCGCACGCCCTTTGAGCGGGTCAAAGTAAACCTTCTTGAAAGTCGAGCCAATTACAGGAAGATAAAACAGCATCTGATCCAACTCAGGATCATACTCTTCCATCTCATATGTAATCATATAATTCATGTAGTCTTTGACGCGCTCAGACTGCTTAACAATAATTTCATTCTGTGCGCCAACAACAGCAGTACGAACAGGACCAGTTGCAGGCAATAACTCACGATAAGCCTGCGCTTGAAACTGCGTAACGCTTTCAGCCAGCAATGGGTGAACAACACCAGAAGAACCCTCAAAAGGCTCGCTGCGCTCCTCAGTCTTCATACCAAGAAACCCTAACCCAGTCTTATAGGTGTCTTCCCAATCCTGACGAGAAGACAAGTCATCTTCAATCGAACCAACTAAATCAGACGCAATTCGACCAAGCTCAGACTCATCAATAACCTCTGCTAAATTGCCATCAAAAGGCACTTGAGGAACAGGCTCTTGGCCCTCATCATATTCTCCAATAACCGCGCTGCCATCATCAAACTCGGTAACTCCGGGCTGTAATGGTAAATCAACCACGTTTTGAAGCATTTCCTCTTCTGGAATCATGAGTTCTTCAGGCAACCCTCCTGAACCTAATCCACGTTCAACTGCCATCTAAACCTCCTGTTGTAGTGTTGGTATAGCACAACAACTTAATATTCTTCAACATCTTCAGAAATTACTTGTCCACAAGTGGGGCAGGTAATAACGATTTCGTTTGATTCTTCCTCTTCATCGACATCCTCAACGATTAAAACCTCGTCTTCAGGAATCTCGTATTCTGGCATCTCATCATAAGGTAGATGAATGTCTATGGTTACTTTGGGCATCACTTCACCCCAGTAAACTTAGTGCCACTGAGTGCTGCACCGCCACCACGGGACTTACCAGAGTTTGAAACC